TTGACGTTCTTCGTGCATCGACGGATCAGGGTATCGAATTGGTCATGACCAAGAAGTTCGATCCACTGACCTTCCAGACGCTTTACACGCTGGACACACTGTATGGTGTGGTCATGACGAATCCGGAAATGGCAGGGATACTTTTGTTCAATCAAACTTAATAGGGATGGGGGGAGCTTCGGCTTCCCCCTCTTTCTTGTAGGAGCGCACCAATGCCATTGAAAAAAGGTTACAGCCGGTCAAGCATCGGTAAGAATATCAAGATGGAAGAAAAGTCTGGTCGCCCTAAGAAGCAAGCCATCGCTATTGCGCTCAATGTCGCACGCGATGCAGCAATTAAAGCAGGGAAGCCATCAAAGGCTCCTAAGCGGAAAGCAAAGAAATGACCGACTTCCCAACCATAGTTTATCGTACTCCTGGCCCACACAAGAAGCCACGTGGCATGACGTATGCCTATAGAGGAGCTGCGGATCAGGAAGCATTTGACGCATTGATCGCTAAAGGCTGGTCTGCGTCTTATGAAGAAGCCGTAGCTGGAAAGCGTGCGGATGCAATCATCGCAAAGGCAGAAGCCTTCGAAGATTCCATTGATGACGTATCCGACCCAACCCGCGATGAACTAGAGGCGAAGGCGAAAGAACTAAATGTCTCGTTTAATGCTCGCACTTCTGATAAGAAGCTTGCTGAACGCATTGCGGAAAAACTGGAGGATTGATTGTGGGCTATACAAAGCGCCAGTTCGTAACGTCAGCCTTTGAAGAAATAGGCTTGGCAGATTACGTCTTTGACCTCCAACCTGAACAGTTGGAAGGCGCTTTGCGTCGTTTAGATTCCATGATGGCTGAATGGAACGCTATGGGCATTCGTCTTGGCTACGCAATGCCAAGTAGCCCACAAGACAGCGACCTTGATACAGAAACCAATGTGCCTGACAGTGCATGGGAAGCTATCATCACAAACCTAGCCATTCGGATTGCCCCAGGGTACGGCAAAGCCGTAGCTCCTGACACTAAGGTATCAGCTAAGGGCGCTTACAACATCCTGCTTCAACGTGCGGCATTCCCGCTTGAGCAACAGCTTCCTGAGACAATGCCACTAGGACAGGGTAACAAACCGTGGCGTTGGGATAACCCATTCGTCAATCGTCCTGCCGACCCTATAGATGCTGGGCCTGACGGCCCTCTTGATTGGAGTTAAACCATGCCTACAATTAATCAGCTTCCAACTGTAACTCAGGTCTCCGGCGGAGATCAGTTGCCGTTGTTCGTAACCAACCAAGGCGATGCCCGTCGTTGCTCTGTTACGACCCTTATCGAATACATTCAGGTGAACTTTGGTGCTGTTACTTGTATGTCTGTTCAGACAACGCCAATAACTTATGCTCAACTTCCTGATCCCGTTGGGATTGCTGGAACGCGAGCGTTTATTACCGACGGAAGTACGACTACCTTCAACGCAACCGTTGCTGGTGGCGGTGCTAACATAGTTCCTATATTTAGTGATGGTACAAACTGGAAGGTTGGCTAATGGCTTATATTAATCCCTTTTCTCCTAATTACGGTTCCAATATTGTTGCAACTCCTGGGGCGACTTCAGGTTCGGTCACCATTCCTGGCGGCGACAATTGCGTGCGCCTTGTGAACACTGGTGCCAATGTTTGCTACGTTCGCATTGGTGAAGACGCAGCTACTGCTACAACTGCGGATTTAGCAGTACGCGCTGGCAGTGAAGTTATAATCAAAAAAGCTTTGGGTTATACGAAGCTGGCGCACATCTCTGCATCTGGAACAACGCTCAACATTCAAACGGGCAATGGCGGCGTTTGATTATAATTAAAGGATTGAGATATGATTATCCAACCAGGTCTTACTCAGACTATTACAGATGTTCTTGTTCCTGCTGGTGAATATATCAGCGTTGGCAATGTAGGCAATGATGCCACAACCGTTTCACTTGAGCCAATCGGCCCAGTGAGCTATGAATATTACACCGAAATTGCTTCGCTTTCTAATAGCGCACAGATGTTTGGCCCATATTCAGTTGATCGCACTGTGCGTATCACCAGTGGCCTTCAGTCAACGGCGCAATATGATGTAGGCGCACAACCAGCGTTGCGTGACTTTCCGCCTTTGGTAATCGGTAACCTTGAGCCTGTTGGTCTTGTTGAGCCAGCCGCTACCTTCGTTACGCTGACTTATAATAACAACGCTGGCAATGTTCGCTTGGTAAGTGCTGGCGCTCATGGCTTGACGGCAGCAATCGCAGTAGGCGCAAGCGTCTATGTAACGTGGGCAACCGGCACAGGTGTTGATGGCTTGTATGAAGTCACTGCGCTTGATGCTGATACGACTGGCGTAGCGATTACAATCGACCTTCCATATGTCACTGGCCTTGGAACACCGACTGTTGCTGTAGCCAACACTGAAGTCACTCTTGCATCCGTCACAGTCCCAGGCTGGTCGATGGGCGTTGGCGGCGGCATGGAAATTGACGCTTTGTTCACGTTGACCAATAACGCGACAGTTAAAACATTGGGCATGACATACGGCGGCGGTGTTCTCTTGGCTGCGGCGGCTGCTAACAATACCAGTGCGTGTGTTCAGAAACTGATGTGCAATCGTGGTGGATCACAAGTTGTCAGCAACTCAGCGACTGCTGTAGGTCATGGCCTATCAACGGGTGCAAACGTGTTCCTGAGCGTAGATGCTACAGAAGACCAGACATTTGCAATCACTGTAAAGCCAGCGACTGCGAATAACCTCATGCGGCTTGAGGCATTCAAGCTTCATGTAACTTTCTAATAAGGAAATTGATATGAAAATGGGTGGCGGAAAAATGAGCTACGGTTCAAAGGGTATGGCAATGGCAAAGAAAGCCGCCGGTAAAGCTGCCAAGCCAATGATGATGACCAAAGCCAAGAAGAAAAAGAAGTAAGCATCCTACATGAAAAAGGATTCGCGCCTTACTCGTGCAGGTGTCGCTGGCTATAACAAGCCCAAGCGCACACCATCGCATCCGAAGAAGTCGCACGTCGTTGTCGCTAAAGAAGGCGATAAGGTTAAGACAATCCGTTTCGGGCAGCAGGGCGTTATGGGTTCACCCGCCAGCAAAGGCGAAAGCGAATCGAACAAGAAGCGTCGCGCATCATTTAAAGCTAGGCACGCAAAGAATATAGCCAAGGGCAAAATGAGCGCGGCGTTTTGGGCTGATAAGGTAAAATGGTGAAATGACGCAGATTCCAATCCTTAGTGGCATTTACACGGACAACGGGCCGGACTTTCGCACGTCCTATCCGGTGAACTTTGTTCCTGTGCCAAAGGCGAACGGAATCAGCCAAGGTTTCTTGCGCCCCTCTGATGGCATTGTCGCAAATGGCACTGGCCCTGGCATAGATCGCGGTGGGATAAACTGGAATGGCGTTTGTTATCGTGTGATGGGTTCATCTTTCTGTAGCGTTGCTGCGGATGGAACAGTAACGGTTATTGATGACGTTGGCGATAATGGCATGAACGTATCAATGGATTATTCCTTTGACCTTCTGGCAATCGCCTCGGATACCAAATTATTCTATTATGATGGATTAACGGTAAAACAAGTTACAGACCCAGATTTGGGCGTTGTCTTAGATGTGGTTTGGGTTGACGGTTACTTCATGACCACTGATGGCGAGTTTATTGTTGTGACGGAATTGAATAATCCGTTTGCAGTTAATCCGTTAAAATATGGTTCAGCAGAAGCCGACCCTGATCCGATCACAGGGTTGCTCAAGTTACGCAACGAGATATATGCGCTGAATAGAAACACCATTGAAGTCTTTAACAACGTAGGCGGGGAGTTATTCCCATTTCAACGTATTGAGGGCGCTCAGATTCAAAAGGGCGCTACAGGCACACACGCTTGCTGCATCTATCTAGAAACCTGTGCATTCCTTGGCAGCGGATCAAATGAAGCGCCAGGTGTTTACCTTGGTGTTAATGCCAATGCCAATAAGATCAGCACGCAAGAGATTGACATAATTCTATTGGACTACACTGAGGAAGAACTTGCCTTGGTGAACATGGAAGTTCGTAATGATCGAGCGCATGAGCATCTATATATCCACCTTCCAGATCGCTCGTTGGTATATGATGGTGCTGCGTCTCAAGAGCTAGGGCAACCAGTATGGTTCACTCTTACTAGCAGCATTACAGGCTTCTCCCAGTATCGCGCTCAGAACTTTGTCTGGTGCTATGACAAGTGGCTATGTGGAGACCCTACTACTAGCAATGTTGGATATTTGGTTAAAGACATATCAACGCAGTATGGCAACACTGTACGATGGGAATTTGGAACAACCATAGTTTATAACGAAGGTCGTGGTGCTATCATACAGCAGCTTGAGCTTGTGGGATTAACTGGTGCTGTTACTTATGGATCTGATCCAACAATTAATACCAGTTATTCAACTGATGGCGAAACATGGAGCCAGCAGAAGTTTATCAAGGCTGGAAAGACGGGGGATCGTGCAAAGCGCCTAGTCTGGTTTCAGCAGGGATGGATGCGTAACTGGCGAATACAGCGATTCCAAGGAACTTCAGACGCGCATCTGTCATTTGCTAGACTAGAGGCGCAAATAGAGGCGCTGGCATTCTAATGGCATATCAAAAGCTATCTCTGACACGGGATCAATTTGCATCATTCTTGCAAGATTTTGAGCAAATCAAGCAATTTGAACGGCTGTTTGCTATTACTAACGCCAATGTCATTTCGATTGATGATGTCAGCATTTCTGCTGGTAACGCTGGGCAAAGTGCAAATGATGCTCTGTCCCAGATTATTGCTTTATCTGATACGCTTAACAAAGAGCCAACCCCAGCAAGCATAAGTGAACTTGCTGTTGTGCAAAGCAATTTGCAGGATTTAGAGTCAACGCCACTCGGCGCGTCCGTGGCTGACATAGCCGTTGTGCAGAGCGAAGTTCAAGCGTTAGAGTCTGCACCGCTTGGAGCATCTGTGGCTGACCTAGCTGTTGTACAGAGCGACATTCAGGCGTTAGAATCTGCGCCGCCTAGCGCGTCAGCATCTGACTTGGCTTTTGTGCAGAGCGAGTTGCAAGAACTGGCGCTGAGTCCAGCCCCGCGCAGTGGCGTTGCGCCGCCAAGCGAAGGCGGCACGGGTACTTCTACCCAGTTTACCGCAGGCTCCGTCGTTTTTGCTGGCGCTTCAGGTGTATATACGCAGGACAATGCCAATCTGTTTTGGAATGATACAACCAATGATTTGGGGGTTGGTACTATACCCTCAGGCGCAAAGCTAGATGTGGCGGGGCTTATACGCTCCCGCACGGGCGCTGCAACGCTAGATGTTAACCATGACGGGGTTAACGGTTCTGTTCAATCGTCCTCCGATCTATTGCTTTACGCCAATGGTGCAAGTTCTCTTGTTTCGCACACCAATAGTATAGAACGTATGCGTATCACCAGCAGCGGCAATGTCGGGGTTGGTACTGGCTCACCAAACGCTTCGGCAATTTTAGATGTACAATCGACTACCAAAGGTTTTCGCCTTCCTAACATGACCACAACGCAAAAGAACGCTATATCTAGCCCTGCCGCTGGTCTTATGGTATTTGATACTACATTAGCTAAAGCCTGTGTCTATAGCGGCACAGCTTGGCAAACCATTACATCTACGTAAGGAACTTGATATGGCCGTTTCTATTAGTAACATCATTCCCGCAAAGACAGCAGAAATCGCGCAAACAACGCAGTATACATCAACTAACGTACAGACGATTATCGACAAGTTTACCGCAACTAACTACAGCGCAGTTGCTGCAACTATCAGCGTCAACCTAATCGCTAGTGCTGGTTCTGCGACTAACGACAACTTAATTGTCAAGGCGAAAACGCTTCAGCCGTCTGAGACTTACACCTTCCCAGAACTGGTTGGCCATGTACTACCTAATGGCGGGTTTATTTCCACAATTGCTGGAACAGCCTCTGCAATCAACATTCGCGCATCTGGAAGGTTAGTCTCGCAATGAAAAAGCCAATGATGATAATTGAAGGCTTCGCTGGTCTGCGTGAAAGCGAGCCGTTCATCACGGCAGCTGAGAACAAGAAGAACACAAAGATCGTAATCGACGATTGGATGCTTGGCCCTGAGAACCCCAGCAACGAGAAGGGCGCTAACCCTGAATACTGGATTGCGCTTGGCAAGGCTATGCAAGTCGATGAAGCAGAAGCCCGTCGCCGTCGATGCTCCCTCTGTGAGTATTACGACAATAGCACTATGACGCAGGCCAAGATGGACAAAATCCCTTGGAACTCATGGGACGTTGACGCTGGATTCCGTGGCTATTGCACGAAATTCGACTTCATCTGTCACGATTTGCGCTCTTGTCAAGCGTTTGAAGAACGAGAGTTTGAATTTGAAGATTGATTGTGATATGGTTTTGCCACAGAGCCTTAAAGAGCAGCCTGTGGCTCATTTCGTAAAGGTTATGCTGTGACTGCAATCTGCCGCGCAAAAGACATCGATACAGTTGAAGGAACTCTTATTGAGCCTTTCACAAAGGCTTTTAACGAGTCTGATGTTCAACGTTTAGAGTCCGCGCTTCTTGATCTGCCGCAAGCTGACTGCCCTATCACGCATCGCTTTGCTCCTGGAATTTACATTCGTGAAGTCGTTATGCCAGCAGATTCATATGTTGTAGGCCATCATCATAAGACTACTCACTTCAACAATATGCTATCTGGTCGCCTGACCATCTTAAATGACGATGGAACAAAGACAGAGTTAGTTGCTCCACAGTCGTTCATTTCGCCTCCTGGTCGCAAGATAGCCTACATCCATGAAGATGTTATTTGGCAGAACGTCTTTGCCACTGATGAGCGTGACGTTGATACGCTTGATGAAATGTTTTTAGACAAAAGCGAGTCATGGCAGGAATCAAAGAAGTTTAACCAGATGCTGTTAAGCTTTGACCATTCTGAAGATATTGCTGACTTTTATGCAGCGATTGAGGAATTTGACTTTGATCCTGAAACAGTACGGGAAATATCTGAGTTACAATATGACCAGATTCCGTTTCCGCATGGTGAGTATAAGGTTGCTCTTGGTGATAGCCAGATCGAAGGCAAGGGATTGTTTGCATCTGGTAATATCCCGCAGTTTGAGGTAATTGCACCAGCATTGATGGGTGGATTTCGCACACCAGCAGGGCGTTATACCAACCATTCAAAGAATCCAAATGCGATGATGTTTCGTATGGAAAATGGTGATATATATCTCGTTGCAATCCGTGACATCTCAGGATGCAAAGGCGGCAGCAACGGCGAAGAAATTACAGTTGATTATCGTCAGGCTTTAATCGTGACGATAGGGGGTTATTGATATGAGTGCAGTAGCAGCAGCAGTTATTGGAAGCGCAGTCATTGGCGGCGCTGTTTCCATGAGCGCAGCAAGTAAGGCTGGTAAGGCTCAGGTGCAAGCGGCTGATCGTTCAGCAGACGAACAGCGTGCGGCGCGTGAAGAAATGCGGACACTGCTTAACCCATATGTTTCCGCTGGAACACCAGCCCTTCAAGCACAGATGGCGGCGTTAGGTCTGTCAGGGCCAGAGGCGCAGCAGCAATTTGTTACTCAGCAAGAGCAAAGCCCATTCTTCCAGTCATTGGCTCAACAGGGTGAAGAAGCTATCCTGCAAAACGCATCGGCCACTGGTGGACTGCGTGGCGGCAACGTCCAAGGCGCTTTGGCTCAGTTCCGTCCTGCTTTGTTAAATCAGTTCCTTGAGCAGCAATATGGTCGTTTGTCGGGCCTGACAAACCTTGGTCAAAATTCTGCTGCTGGCGTTGGAGCGGCTGGTATGCAAAGCGCAAACCAAATTGGTCAAGCTTACACGCAAGCAGGACAGGCAAGGGCAGGTTCCGCATTAGGACAAGCTAATGCTTTTAATCAAGCGCTCGGTACAATAACTGGATTTGGCACAAGTGCGGCTGGACAAGCAGCAATAGGGAAGATTTTCTAATGGCTGAACCATATAACTATAACATTGCACCACCTACGGACGCCTTCCAAAAGGCATATGCTTTTGGCAATGCTATCGATCAACAGCGACTTGCTGAACAAGCGGCTCGTGAAAAGCAAGCGCAGCAAATGGCGGAGCAACAAAGAGTGCAAGCTGCTCTCGAATCTATCAGCAGAGATAGATCGCCAGAAAATCTTGCTAAGAATCTTCTCCTTGTTCCTTCAATAAAAGAACAGGTTCTAGCAAGTGAATCTATATTAAACGACGCACAGCGAACTGCTGACAACCAGTTCCGTGCAGAAGTGATAGGATTAGCTAAAGGCGGTAATACAGATGCTGCTCGTGCGCGGTTAGCGGCACAAGCAGAAGGTTATGCGAATACGCCTGGAAAAGAAAAGCAAGCTGCTGCGGCACAAGCATTGCTTAAAACTTTCGACATTAATCCTGAATCCGTTATTTTGCCAATGACCATTCAGTTGGCTGAGAGCAATAAGGATTTATACAAAACATTATTTGACACCAATGAATTAACTGCATTCCAAAAGAATTTGGTGGCAGCAAACATTGACCCTAAAAGTCCTCGCGGCATTGCTCTTGCCGAAAATTTTGCAGTCAATCAAGCCGATCCATTGGTTGAAATTGAAACGCCAAACAATACCAAATTTGTCGGGCCTCGATCTGAATATTTTCGTCGTTATGGTGAGAATGCTCCACAACCAAGAACTATTCCGTCACCTAAGAGTGCGGCTGAACGCGATGCGCTTCCCGCTGGTACACAGTATTATGCTCCTGATGGAAGTCTGAAAACGAAGGGAGGTCAGACTAGCACAACGCAGTCTGGTAACTTTCAAGGGCAGTGACATTAATCCAACAAAGGATTTAGGCGCTCTTGGGTTTGTTCCCACAAGTGGATTCAGAACTGAGAAGCATCAGCAGGCTTTAGTAAGTCAGGGATTGACAACAACTGCTCGCGGATCGCATCCAAAAGGTGACGCATTAGATTTTATGCCACCCAAAGGAATGAAGGTTTCTGAAGCTATCGCTTTGGTAAAACAAAAGTACCCTGGCACTCGCGTTGCTGCTAGTAACAAAGGTGCATTGCATATAACCTTCCCTGGCTGGGGGAAGGCTCCGGACGTAAGTCGTTCTCGTGAAAGATATGGAAATTAATATGGCGCAAGAATGGTGGACACAAGACGAAACGGTGCAACCGAAGCAATCAGTTTCCGTTGGCGTTGAAATTCCGCAGGCTCCAGAAAAGCCTAGAGAGGCTCCTAGTGGCTATCGGTATAGTGATGGCGGCAATCTAGAGATTATTCCTGGTGGCCCTGCTGATCCCAATGCGCCAAAGCCTGGTGATGCAAAGCCGACTGAAGCGCAAAGTAAAACATTAACGCTTCTTACGCGCATAGCTGGCGGCGCAAATGATATTAAAAATACCCTCGCGATTAATCCTGAAGCACAAAAAGCGGGAATATTGGAAACACTTTCTCGTGATGTTTTGGGTGAAGGTGTCATTACCCGCAATCTTTCTGGCGAAGATCGCCGCATAGTTACAGACGCGCAGGGCAATATGCTTGATGCGCTTTTGACTATGGGAACTGGTGCAGCATACAATGAGGAGCAGAAGGTAGCTAACCGAATAAGCTATTTTCCTCAGTATGGAGATTCAGAACGCGAAATTGCGATAAAGAATCAGCGCATGAATCAAGCAATTGAGGCGGCGCGTATCCAAGCTGGCCCACTAGCTGCTGACTTTGAAAAAAGTATCCAGCCACTTATGGGAATTATTGAAGGCAAAGTTCAAAAGGATGCTGCTGGACGCGAGATAGTTCCGGCTGAATTGCGCGTTGCAGAAGGCGCTGAATATTCAACTGATGCCGATTTTAAAACTCGTCAGGATAACGCAGAAACATGGTCGGCAACTCAAGGATTGCCATTCGATCAAGCCATTGCGAAGTTCAATGCTGACATGAAGGCAAAAGACCCTAACTTTCCTGGGGCTGGCAAAGAGCTAATTGATGTTTTGCAAATGTGGGAAAAGGCTGCACCTGGCAAACGTAATGAGGTGCAATGGGAACTTCCTAAAACTGGCGTTCGTGAAAGCGGAGGCCCAGGAGCCGCCGCTGCTATTGGCTCTGGTCTTGTTACTGGAGTCAGTGCTGGACTTGGCGAAGAATTCGTCAACCTTTTTGATGAAAACGCTGCGGCAAAGCTAGAAGCTGCAAAGCAGTATGGCCGTGAACAATATCCATTAACAACGTTGGGCAGCGAAATCGTTGGTGGCGTAATTTCACCAATAAATAAAATCATTCCTGGCGCTCCTGCTCTTGCTCCAGCCAAAGAAGCTATTACGCAAACTGCGAAGCAAGCTGCTCTTTATGGTGGCCTTTCTGGGGCTGGTGAAGCTGCTCCTGATGCTGGACTTCTTGAACGCATCCCAGGCGCTGTAATTGGTGCTACAACTGGTGGCGTTGCTGGCGCAGCAGGACAAAAGTATATAACTCCTGCTGTTACGTCTGCGGTTGAAAGATTTGTTGCTCCTGCAGTAAGTCGCTTAATCACGCCAACTACTGGGCAAGCTATTCCTGCCGCTGAAGCCGCTGGTATTCCACTAATCACTTCCGACATTGTTCGACCAAAGACATGGTTTGGAAAGTGGGCGCAGGAGACAATGGAAAAGGTTCCGGTTATAGGAACTGGTGGCGCACGCGCAACGCAACGTGAAGCTCGTGAAGCTGCTATCACAAAGCTCTATGATGAGTTCAATGCTGGAACTGCTGAAATTGATGATGTTACTCGTGACTTTTTGAAAATCCGTGGTGAGCAAATCGGAAAACTAACACGAGATAAAAGCGCCGTTCTTGATAAGGTTTCTGGATCGCCAGTTGATATATCGGATACGTTGGCAGTTATTGACTCTGGAATCGCAAAGTATGCAAACCTTCAAAGCTATCAGCCATTAATCTCCAAATTGCAGTCGTTCCGTAACGATCTGCTGTCTGGTGACATAGCCAAGATTGAACTTACACGCAAAGCTATTGGCGATGCGCTAGGTGATGATACTCTTAAGCCAGTGGCATCTGAGTTGAAAAAGGTTGTCAATGACATCTATCCAGCTTTGCGCCAAGACATGGGGCGGCATATTCAGCAATTTGGCGAAGCGGGAGATTTTGCTAAGTGGCGTTCTGCCAATGCAGCCTTGTCAGACTTTGCTACTGATCTTGAAAACTCCACTATAAAGCGCGTGCTTAAAAATGGTAATGCGACTCCAGAGGAAGCTACAACATTATTGTTTAGCAAGAAGCCAAGCGAAGTTCGCGCTCTTTTTGGAAGCCTGAGTGAAGAAGGTAAGAAAAACGCACGCGCTTTGATTGTTCAGGATATGGTTAAAAAGTCTGGTGGGATTGATGAGCTTAGTCCTGCAAAATTCACAACGCAATTAAAGCAGTCTGCTCAAAAGATTGGCGTGGCCTTTGAGCCAGCCGAAGTTGCTCGTCTTGACGGCCTTCTGCGTGCATTGCAGTTTACACGGCGTGCTGACCAAGCAGCGGTTACAACTATGAGTGGGCAGCAACTTTTGCCATTTGCGGTAACTGGTGGGGTTTCTTATATGTCCCCAGGAACTGGGATGGTTCTCAGCACAATTATGGCTGGCGCTCGTGCATATGAAACAAAGGCAGTTAAGAATCTACTGGTTGCATTGTCTCGCACTGCACCTGGTAGCAAAGCAGAACAGAATGTCTTGGGTAGCCTAACTCGCGTAATGTCTCAAGAAGCTGGTCGCAAGGGCGCAGAGGGTGGTCAAGCTGTTACAGAATCTATGGCCCCGCCAGAAGTTCCTACACAATGACCTTTCTCAGTAACATAATTTCGGCTATAAGCCCAAAGACGCAAGGGATTAAGTTCTAATGGCAGCTCTCTCTATTCAGGTTCCATATCCTGTATTCTATGATCGTGATGGTCAGCCGCTCGACAATGGTAACATCTATATTGGCGTTGCTAACCTTGATCCTGTGACCAACCAGATTCAGGTCTATTACGATGAGGCGCTGACAATCACTGCCAGCCAGCCGTTGAAGACAAGCAATGGCTATATCTATCGTAACGGCACTCCAGCTCAGATTTATGTTAATGCGATAAATTTCTCGATTTCCGTAAAAAACAGCAACAACACGCTGGTATATAACTTCCCTGATGGAACTGGTATTCCTCAAGCGGATGCTTCTGCAATCGCCTTTACAGGATTCCAGGGACAAATTGGGACTGTTGCTGATTTAGCCGATGATGATGGTTCTGATTGGATAGGGTTCGAGCCTGACGGAGTTGGCGCTGTAGCTCGATCTGCCCAAGATAAAATGCGCGATAGCGTCAGCGTTCAAGATTTTGGCGCAACCGGCGACGGCGTGACAAATGACGCAGCAGCTATTCAACTTGCGCTTGACACTGGCAAAAGCATTTTCTTTGATTCTGGAAAAACGTATAATGTAACTGGAACTCTTTCAGCTACGGCAGACAACCAGATTATAAATCTAAATGGGGCTAAAATTGACTTTAGCGGCGCTTCAAACGGTTTTAGTATTACTGGCGGTTTGCAGAACGTAACGATTTGCGATGGCGAAATTGAAGGTCAAAATATGACCGGCGGCTATGTCATATCAATTATCAACGCAGATCGCTCAACCATTAGCAATGTGCGCGTCTATAGCCCATACAATTTTCTATATGTGCAAAAAGCCAATGTCTGTGACGTAACAAACGCATGGGTAAATAACATTCGCGGCGCGTATGGTATTCATTGGTTTGGGAACGCATCAAATCGCAGCGATATTTTGCGCCTTATCGGTGTAAACCTATCCTCTGACCACGTTGCTGTCGGAATTATGTGGGATGGGGACTGTAATACGCTTCAAACGCAATCAGTCACTATTGTTAAACCAACCATAGGTGTTCATATCCGCAACACTTCAGGGGGTAGTATCCCCGCTTTTGGTTTGTTCGACGATATAGAAATTGATTTCCCCTCAAGCTATGGCGTTAAAATTGACGCGGGTGAAGACTTTTTCTTCTCTCCGCTATTTTATTGCCACGGCAGCCTTACAGCATCAGGCGTTTATGTTGGTGCATCCATTCCAGATGACCGCGTAACTATTTCAGGCGGTAAGATTACAAGCCACGCTACATATGGCATTGAAAATTACTCTCGCGTAATGGCTGTAAACCTTGTTATCTTTGATAACGGCACCGATAATTTCTACAACGAAGATGAAATCTACGTAAAATCACCACGTATCGAAGTTGATGGAACTGGGTTTTTTGGTATTAACGCGGGGAATCCGATTGTTAACTGGGACTCAACTGATACCGATGGTTATATCCGCTCTACAAATGTGCGCTATATGAACGTCAGTGGCACGGCCCGTTTTCAAGCCTCAGATCAAACTGACGCTATTGAAATTTATGTTAACGGCTCACTAAAGCGTATTACTGTCGGTGCTGCTGATAGTGGCGGTACTGGCTTTAGAATGCTTCGCGTAACTAATTAATAATATCACATTATATTGAATGAGTTTCGCAACATGAACACTATTGATCAAACACAAGCCCAGCTCAACACTCATGAGCAAGTTTGCGCGTTTAGATATGAAAGCATTTGTGCGCGGATGAAGCGGATCGAAAGCCTGGGCATCACTGCTTGCGGAACAATCATTATGCTTTTGATTGGCATATTGTTAAGCATATTGCAAAAGGGTGCTGTGTGAGCATCATCCTTGGCAGTCGTTCTTTATCGCGTCTTGAGGGAGTCCATCCTGATTTAGTGCGTGTGGTAAAGAAGGCTGCTACGATGTCGAGCTTAGACTTTACCGTCTTGGAGGGATTACGCACCCTAGATCGTCAACGTAAGTTATTGGCAGAAGGCGCATCAAAGACGCTGAACTCGCGGCACATCACTGGACACGCTGTTGACCTAGCGCCCATGATTGGCGGCAAAATATCATGGGACTGGCCACTATATCATAGATTGGCTAAAGTCGTAAAAGCTGCTGCGGCAGATGAGAACGTCTCAATTACCTGGGGCGGAGATTGGCGAACCTTCAAGGATGGCCCACATTGGGAACTACCTTGGAAGATTTATCCGAAGGGGAAATAGAATGAAGAAAGAGCAATTATTTGGAATCGTTCGTACAGTGGCTGCGGCTGGCTTTGGCTATCTGGCAGGAAAAGGTCTCATCGACGGAGCGACAGTTGACCTGTTGGCTGGTGCGGTAGCAACCATTGGCGTTGCTATCTGGTCTTTTGTCAGCAAGCAGCCTATCACTGAGGCCGCTGAGTAATGAAGTTCCTGACGCTCTTGCTGGGTGTTCTAAACAAGCTGTTGGGAGCTTGGGCAGAGCATCGTTGGAAGCGGCAAGGGCGTCAGGAAGCCATCAAGGAAATAAACGAGGCCATCAATGAGCAAATTGCACTGGGCGAAGCTGCCATCGTTATTCCTGATCCTGAGCGCACTGAGCGGCTGCGCGACCGTTTCGACAGAAGCCGTGCCCCTAAATAGCTATTGTGCTATTGCAAAACCCATCACCTACGACGCAAAGCAAGACACGCCTGAAACGGTAGCTGAAGTCGAGCTGCATAATAGCGTCTTCGTCTGCTTGTGCGAGGCTGATTGTCCAAAGGACAAATAAATGGGAATTCCATTAAAAATTGAGGAAGCGTTGCTTGCATACGCTACACCTAGGCAGCGCGAAGTGCTAGAAGCAGTCAACTTGCATGGAAGCGCAATGGCTGCGTCACTTGCATTAGGTATTAATAAAGGCGCTGCCAGCGATGCCTACAACGCAGTCATAAAGAAAGCTGCCCGATCTGGTTATTCACCAGAGCATGACTTCACCAGGCCAGTTCCTGAAGGCTATGTCGCCAAGGGCGTCAGCACCTATTACAATTCTGAAGGCAAACCATCCGGTCAATGGGTTAAAGCGTCACTAAGCCACGAAGCGCTTGTGGACGCGATTAGAGAGACGATTGACGGCTTTAAGGATGACATACCACCCTCCAGTGCTATCGTTGCTCCTGACGCTTCTGAGGAGCATCTGTGCAACCTTTATACGTTCACTGATTACCACCTTGGAATGTTAGCATGGCATAAAGAAGGCGGCAGCGACTGGAATATATCGCTGGCAGAGAAAACCATCATTGCAGCACTGGCAAGGATGATCGACCAAAGCCCAAAGGCTCACACAGCAGTCGTTAATATTCAAGGCGACTTCCTGCACACTGATGGCAAGACACCAGTAACGCCAGCCAAAGCACGTTCTAGATGCTGACAGCCGATTCCCCAAGATACGGCGCTCTGCGATTCGCATCATTCGATCACTGGTAACCATGTCTTTGCAGCGCCATCAGGAAGTGCATCTGATTATCGCTGAAGGCAACCACGATGAGGAAAGCGCTGGATGGCTGGCTGATCTGTTCTCCGTGCATTACGAAGAGGAGACTCGCGTAACTGTCAACGACAGCGTGCTTCCATTCTATGTTCTAGAATGGGGTAATACGATGCTAGGCATTCATCACGGCCATAAGGTCAAGAATGAGAGCCTCCCGCTGCTGTTCGCAGCACAGTTCCCGCAAGCGTGGGGCAACACCACCCGCCGCGAGATACATTGCGGACATCGCCACCACAGGGACGAGAAAGAGTATAATGGCGTAACGGTGGTGCAGCATCCAACCTTGGCAGCGCGTGACGCTTATGCTGCGCGTGGCGGATGGATTGCGGATCGTGCAGCCTGGGCAATAACGTATCATAAAAAGTACGGCGCTGTCGGGCGCGTGATGGTTACCACCGAAATGCTAGAGGTCGATTAATCTTCTCCGCATATGTAAGCAGCGCCGATGATAAAGGTAAAACCTATGAACAGCGTCATTTGCTTAACTCCTTCAGCGCACGGACTATCTCAATAGCACGTTGCGACGTTATCGACTTCCATTCGCACCAAGCGCCACAGCCGCACTCGCCTTCATTCCGCGCAGAGCAGTCGCACTTCTTGGCGTCGGCCTCTAGCGCCTTAGCTGCGGCTTCAACGCCAGCGTCATATCCTGCTTGCCATTCGGCTGCTGGGTCTTTGGTCAGTTGCTCTATTGATTGGCGCAGGCGCTCATTGGTCATTTGCCCTCTCCTATATATTCCAAAATCCGCTTCAACGCCTTGATGTCTTTCTTGTATTCCTTAACATCATCGGGATGGACGTAATGCGCTGCTGCGTTATACTGCACTGACTTTAGTGTTTCCTTTAGCCATGCGCGGACAATGCTGTCCAACTGATCTATATCCAGTTTTATATCAATCATCATTTGCTTTGATCCAGTGCTGCGCGGGCAATCGTCGCTTCATACGCACAGGGGTCACACTCAATTACATCCCGCAACGCCTCGCGTAGCCGCTCAATCTCGGCCTCAAGTTCAGCAACATCTTTTACGGCAAGTCGCCTAGTCTCTGCCAAACATTCTGCACTTTTATTCAGCCGCTCAATTTCCGCCGCTTGGGCTTCGACCTTCTTTTGTAACGTGCAATAGAAGTGGCCATGCTCATCGCCGACCTTGCCGCCTTCGACATCGCATGAGCCTGCGGCTAGTTTGAAGTTATCGGAGATGAGGGCTTCGATGAGGTAAGCTGCTTCGGTGCAAGTAGCGACGTCAATGAACCTAACAACCTTGCCCTTGTCGCGCTCCATGATTTCGCTGTGGCCTTTCAGCCGCTGCACTAAATCGTCAGTCATTTCAAATGCTCCCCTACTTCGATGGCGTCTGCGATGTAATTAATGTTGCGCAAACCCATGCCCCGCAGCCACGCCACAATCTTTGCGCGTTCTTCTAGGCGGTGACGGGCAATCTCTCCGACTTCCCATGTGTATATCAGTCCGCGCCGGATGCGCTGGGCAGTTTCGTCATCTGAATTGCTGATGCGAATAAGAACTTCACGGTCTGCTTCCGTCGCCTTAGAGGCAGCGTCTATCAAGTCCGCATCCTGTGCAATAAGTTGGCCCATTGCTTCTGTTCGGTCAGCCATCGTTCTTCTCCCTTATCTCAAAGCCAAGTTTGTCCAGCGGGTCAGGCTTGGGCGCAGAAATGATGAGAGTTTTAAGGTTTTCCAAGGCATCCTCGTCGTAATTTACTAAATTTT